AATCATCCCCGTCAAAAGATAAAAAAGACTAAATAACTAAAGCATATTAGTAATGAGTAGAGTGATATGTCTCGGGAATGGTGAGTCCCGTCTCGGAATTGATTTAGATGGATTAAGGCAGTATGCGACCATCTGGGGATGCAATGCTTTGTATCGTGATTGGACACCAGATCGTTTGGTGTGTGTCGATATAGAGATGAGCCATGAGATATACCGCTCAGGTTATGCTTTTAGAAATGTTGTATATTTTAGAGATTGGAACAGATTGCCTGGAGAGGCCTACGAAGATTTAGTAGTTCCATCTCACATATCCCAAAAGGACAAAATTGATTTAGAGTCCTACATCCATGTAAGTCCACGGGTTGATGGTTGGAATGAGTTTGTAATGAGTGGTCAAGATTTAGACCAACTCCGAAAACTCCGAGAAGATTACTTAACCGCTTGCCAAAATGAAGGCATAGAAGTAAATTCAGATACAGTAGATATATTATTTGCAGACAAAAGAGCTGGTCTTTGGGTAACTTGGGTTGCTCCAGAGGATAAAGTACAAAAGACAGAATCGTTGCCTGGAGGTTCAGATTACGGTTTTTGTTCTGGTGCTTTATGCAGCGTGCTTGCATCAGTGAATCCGGAAACGGAGGAGATATATCTATTAGGTATGGATTTATATTCAAACACCGAAAAACCAAATAACGTGTATAAAGGAACTGATTGTTATATAGGTTCGGCTGGGCAACCTATCCCACCTGATAATTGGATAGAACAACACCGACATATATTTGAAAAGTTCTCGCACATAAAGTATTACAAGGTTAATTCTAAACCGATATCAAATGATATTGATGATAGGGTTAATACTGTAATTGAGGAGTGGATTGGTACTCCCAACCTTGAATACATAACACAAGATGAGATGTATGAAAGGCTCAACTATAAGTAAAACCATAGGAGGTATTTACACATGGCTGGAGAAACTATTGTTTCAACAATTAAGTCCTGGATAGGCGGTCTAGTATCCGTCGCAGTATCCTTACTTGGACTTGCAATCGTACTACAGGTCCTATTTGGGCCGGACGTAGTATTCGTCCCCGTTGATGTAATCGGGAACATTTCAGGCCTAGTTACATCACTAGGTAGCTCTGGGTTAGCTGGTCTAATCACAGTTGGCGTCATTTATTGGATTCTTAAAAACGACTAATAAGTTTGACTAACGGATCTCTGGGGAGGGTGCATCCTCCCCAAGTTCCAACACATAAGTATTTGTATGAATGATACTAATATTATTTCGATTACGGATATCATTGAAAATAAAGTCCGTAAACAAAAAGAACTAGAAGGTTATGAATATCAACTAGAAGATTTAAGAAGAAAGAAGTTTTGGATTGAGAAAGAAATACAAATGGCAGAATTTATTATTGCCGCAGTCCAAAGTGAAATTACCCCGCAACAATTCATTAAGGCTTTAATCGAAGCCGAGTTAGATAAAAAAGATTGAAAAACTATTGACACAGCTAGAAAGTTGTGTTATAATAAATAGTATTGATTGCGATTATACAGCAATTGATAGTAAATACGATAATATATAGGAGATACAATATATGTCTTTTGCAGACCTAAAGAGTAAGTCTGGCTCTTTTGAAAAATTACAGACTGAACTCACGAAGTTAAACAACCCCACCTCCGGTAATTCTTTTGAAGACAACCGTTTTTGGAAACCCGATCTGGATAAGACCGGCAATGGTTTCGCAGTAATTCGTTTTCTGCCGCAACCAGCTGGTGAGGATCTTCCTTGGGTTCGACTTTGGAACCATGCGTTCAACGGTCCTGGTGGTTGGTATATCGAGAATTCACTGACCACGATTGGTAAGAATGATCCAGTATCTGAATACAACACTGAACTTTGGAACAGTGGTGCAGAATCAGATAAGGAGATTGCCAGGAAGCAGAAGCGAATTCTCAAATATTACTCCAACATCCTAGTTGTGAGTGACCCAAAGCACCCTGAGAACGATGGTACAGTAAGGTTGTATCGTTTCGGTAAGAAAATCTTTGATAAGATTACTGAAGCTATGAACCCTGCGTTTGATGATGAGACTCCTTTGAATCCATTTGATATGTGGAAGGGTGCTAACTTTAAACTCAAGATCCGTAAGGTCGATGGTTATTGGAATTACGATAAGTCTGAGTTTGATAATCCTTCAGAACTGCTTGAAGGTGATGATACTCGCCTTGAAACATTATATAATGAGAAGTTACATAGTCTACAAGAATTTGTTGATCCAAAGACTTTCAAGACTTATGATGAACTGAAGGAAAAACTCAACAAGGTTCTTACTGGCACGTCAGTTAAGGGTACTGTTGAAACATTTACTCCCAAGAAAAAGGAAGTCGTTACTCCGGTTCCTGAAACAACCGATGACGATGAGACTTTAGATTATTTTGCCAAGTTGGCAGATAACGGTTAATCGTACGGCAACTACGATAAGGGAGTCCTTCGGGGCTCCCTTTTTTTGTTTATAAATATTGTTATGAAGTCATTTAAAGAATATAGAGATTACACCTCAGGGCTTCTCTTTGCAGAAGAAGCTATAGCTGGGAATTTTGAGCTTCGTACTATATGGGCTAGAGATAATTTTGATAGGTTCAAGAAAAAAGCTATAGCTGGAGACTTACTTGATGCTACCGGCAAGACTAAGTTTAAGGCATTGTCAGCTCAAGGTAAAAAAGAACTAATACCGTTTTTAGATTCATTGGAAAAAGATGTACCAGAAGGAAAAAATAATCCAGATAGAATTAAACTTATGAAGTTAATAAGATATCATATAGCACCCCTAAGTAAAATAGCTAAAATGGCAAATGGTTTTAGTGGTAAAGCTGGTTCAACACCAAGTGGAGCTCAATGGGAAGCTTTAGCTGTTCTTGGTATCCGAGCTGATAACAATATACCATTTATGGATAGTCTAGAGTGGAAAGATGCTGGAAAATTTTGGGTTGATTATGAGAGACAAGCAAGAATTTTGGGTAAGAATTTTGGTGATATGTTTGGTGTTAACGATATGGTACAATGGGGCCATAAGAAAAAAATAAAAACAAATTCTGATTGGCAGCCTGCAAAAAATAAAACTCCAAAAACAGATATTGTGGCCGGTGCATATAGAATATCTCTGAAAAAACATGGTGGATCTCAATTAATGAGCGGCGGTCCTGCGGAGGCAACTGCTACACTTAATGCTGCAATGACTACTTATTCTATATCAACTGAAGGTAGAAAAGTAGTTGAAAAAGTTATAGATGATATTCATACTAAAATGGGAAAGATGTCTGAAAAAGGTGAGATTAGTGCTCTTGATGCAAGAATAGCAGCTGCTAAAAAATCAGGTAAAAAACTTTCAACAATGGATGCAAAATTAAAAAAAGAACTTGGTCACTTACGAGTAAATGCACAGGAATTAACTACAGATTTAGGTAAGATATTTAAAGATAAAGATTTGAAAGCACATTTTTGTTGGGAGGCGGCTACAGGTCAAACAAAATTTGGAAATAATGGAACTCATGGTGCAATTGCAAATGAACTAGTAACATTTAAACCAACAGGTACACTTTCTAATAGATTAAAATTAGATAAACCATTAGTAGCTGGTGCTGTACTAGCTAAGGGAAATGATTTTTATGTTTCTTTTAAAACTGGTGGTGGTTCTCCATCTTATCTTGCTTTACGAACACATAAAGCAAAAATAGATCCATCTTTACAAACAACTGGTTATATTCCAACCTTTAAGACCATTCTTGCAGAGGAACTGGAAAGAGAAGGTTTACTTACCGAGTCTCATATAAACTTATTACAATTAGATGAATTTGCATTATGGAATAATCTCAAGAAAAAAGCTAAAACTATAGGTTTAAGTATATTAAATAAAGCAAAAAAAATATTTAATGCAGTCATGCAAAGGCTTACTCAAGCATTTAATGCTATTAAAAAATTAGGTAGTAGAATGATAAATGCATTATTAAATTTCTTTAATTTTGAAATTAAAAAAATTAGAATAAGGTCTGGTGGACCTTATCCACTAACATAATAATTTATGACCACGCATATTGAATTGAAGCACCTAAAGAAGTGTATGTAGGAAGTTTCTTTTTAGTGTTTCGCATGGTGTTGGCGAGTTCCATAGTGCAAGTGTAATTAGGATCATCACCAGAACAAATGACATGATGAGCAACTTTAGTAATTAACCATATATTGTTATTTCTATCTTCACCCCATATGTCTTTTGATCCTGCGAGTCCAGTCTGATCAGGACTACCAGAACCTAAACCAATTTGAGGAAACTCAGCCTTTGCATTTTTACCTATTTGCAGACCAGAGATACCAAACATTTCACATTGTATTCTTTCATAACCTAACATATGATTCATCTGCATTTTTCTTAATAGACCATGATCTGGTGTACCGACTGAAAAAGGATAGTCTGCTCGTCTGGTATTTTCATTAATGTTAGACATATCTTGCGATGCAAAACTATTATAACCTACATTCGCATTCGGCCACTCTGATATCTTTTTCCGACCAGAACCTTTATCAAAATACACTGGAGTTTCTGATGCATGAGAGTATTCATCTTTTTTTAATTGTTTTAGGTAATCACTTATGTATATGTCAAAAGATTTAAATACACTATTATGCCTGATTTGTTTTGCTGCCCATGCTCCGGCTCGAACTGTTTTCCATTTATCACCTGTAGCAATAAACTCAAAACTTTTACTTCTCAACATTGCAGCTGCATAGCCTGTAATACCAGTACCACGATTAGAGCTTTCTGATGTACCACTAGTGGTCATAGCATTATTGAGAGTAAAGGTTAAATCTTGACTAGACATTTCTCTTTGTAATGGCACCATAAACCAACCACCATCAGCTGTTGAATGTCTCTGTGCAGTTTCAAAGATAATAATATCCGAGTGTTGATTTTTAAACATATTCATGGACATAGATTCTTGAGGACCTCTAACATCTTCTCCGGTCCAAGATTGTGCAGAATTTGCCAAGAATGTAATCAAATCGAATGGGTGCATATTGGGTGTTACGAAATGTTTTACACCAGTTGTTTTTGCACAGTAGATAGGTTTAGAGATTTTCATTTCTTTTTTCATAATATCACCAACAATACCATCATCACCACCACCAGAATTATTACTACCAATAGTTCCTTGAAATGTTTTTGATAGTCTCATTCTATCATTTGTTATCATTTCAGTAGAACAGAAATGTAACCGATATTCTAACCAAGATTGTGTAGTCTGTCCTTGCCTACCTTCAGGAGCTACTATTTCTTCAATCTTATGAATGTATAGTGGGTATCCTCTAACCGCCCAATTTTTTAATCCTGCTTCAGTCGCACCAGCAGTTTCAAAATCTAACCACAATAATTCTTCACCGATGATAAGAGCGTTCCGAATGAGATTGACATTATCTTTAAGTTTTAACCAACCTGTGATCCCTAGTTGCTCTATGTCTTCAAATAAATGTAACTCCATGACCAATTGAGAAATGTCATAGAGCGAATCATCTCCATGTTGGATTGTACATTCTTTTAAGTTAAAGGAGCCGGGGGGTGGTGAGTTACCGTCTGTTGATCTGGTTTCACCTATTGCCTTTAAACCTTCTACGATATTAATTGCCATTTTGCACTACTAATTTAAATTCTGATATAAATGATGTAAGATAAGTCCCATCTAATAATTTAATCTGTTTTCTATTCTCATTTAATTCAGATTCATAGACATAGTTAGTAACAGATGTTGCACTGGGTTCATCGGCCAACTCTACTTTTATTTTTGTGTTGGTATTTCCAGACTTTTGAGAAATTTCGTAGTGATGAATACCATCAGGATTTGAATATTTATTTATAACATAAGCCTGTAGGTTGCGTTGAGTCATTGGCCAATCATAGTAACGATCATAATATTGATTCAGCATTAATACTATCCAATGATATTCTGCTTTACCATAATAATCATATGCAACACTTTCAGGAGTTTCATTTTCCATTATTTGATATTTTGTAAACAACACATCTCTAGTTTTTACTTCAGTTCTAGCAACTACTCTGGTTAGTATATCGGAAACTGTTTGAAATATTTTATTACCAGTAACGTCATATGCTATAGTGGGAAAGTTTTCAAAATACATAATTAGTATCCATCCTTCATGTCTGATTCTGCGAGAAGTTGTACTTCCTTAAATTGGAGTGTTAGGTCTACTTGAACGGGTGCGGAATTTTCAGAAAATACTGAAAAGTTATCACCACCATAAACAACACCAACATTTGTTAAGGCACACTTTGCAATCTTATTCATATGTTTCATAGGACCATTACGACCATGATAAGAGATACCAAATAATTTAGGCAGTTCATATATACGCATTAGGTTTCCCGCTAACTGTCTAGGCGCCGAATTGACTTTAAAAAATTGTATAATCGTTTGTACTGTATCAGAATCAGATTGAGCTAAAGGTTTAAGATTAAAGGTATATGTAAAGTCTCTAAATGCAGGACCTGTATATGTAATATAAGTATTACTAAAGGTAGCCCTACCAGAAGCTCTTTGCGCCGCCCCTTCTCCCATTATCATTTTACCCACAGTGCCTAAAATTGCCTTACCACTACCGGCCGCACTTTTCATTTGAGCACTAATTTGATCTGCAGCGGAAGTAATTGTTGAACCCTTATTCATGGCAGTTTCTACGCCCATTTGAACTGCGGATTGTACTAGATTTGTCTCTGTCTGATCCCACCCCTGTTCGTATGTTGCACCAATCCCACTAGGAATAGGCAAGCATATAAATTCATGAGGACCTTCAAAGTTTATATCACTAGTACTAGAACCAACACCGCCACGCATTATGAAAGTGGAAAACTGCATATAGTTAGCGTTCTTACCTGTCAATCCCAAATCAGGTGGGAAAACTTTTACATTAAGATTCTTTAGTGAGCTTTTTCCTGTTAAGTCCCATTTTGTCTCATCGTCATTCCATTCAGGCCTAATATCTCTACCCTTTCCTTGATGAGTCTCCGTAACCGTCTCCGAGTTCTGTACGGCATTTTCCGCCTGTCGGCCGGGGCCTGCATCATACGCCCGCATAAATTCTCGTTTAGTTTGCGTTGCCATATAAGTATTTATATGGATAATAAGAAATATACACGGCGCAAACCTTACAAAGGCAAGTTTCAACCTACTGATCCGAGTAAGTATAAAGGCAACCCACGAAACATTATTTACCGATCAATGTGGGAACGGCAATGTATGGTCTATTTTGACCGTAATGAAAATGTTATAGAATGGTCTAGCGAAGAAGTTGTTATACCTTATGTGTCTCCTTGGGATAATAAAATACACAGATACTATCCTGACTTTTTAGTGAAGGTGAAAAAAGGTCAATTGACTGAGACTAGAGTGATTGAAGTAAAACCGTCGAAGTTTCTTAAACCACCAAAAGCAGGAAGAAAAAAGACCAAATCTTATCTATATGAGGTGAGAGAATGGGGCCGTAATAGTGCAAAGTGGGCTGCGGCTAAAGATTATTGTGATAAACGAGAATGGATGTTTGACGTTTGGACAGAAAAAACTTTGAGAATGTAGATAAATAGTCTTGTATGAGTTTATTTACAGAGATAAAAGAATCTGCTGACGGTAGGGAACTATCGCTTAAATGGTATCAAGCGAGAGTAAGAGCGTTGGGCAAACTTAAAGCAGGCATGGTAATCAGAGAAGGAAAGGCTGATGCTATGGCACAGTCTCGTCCTCAGTTCGGTATGTTGAATTTATTTAATTACAGGCCGATGGCACCTACTAGAATTCCTTACTATGATGTGTTTCCTCTTGTTCTACCTGTTAGACGATTAAAGACTGGGTTCGCTGGTTTGAACTTTCACTATCTACCTATTCCAATGAGGGTAAAACTTCTAGAACTTATTACTGCTGGATATGGTGATGAGACTGCACAGACTGCTAAAGTAACATGGGATAAGGTAAAGGCGCTACGATATGTGGCACCGACGATTAGGCAATATAACAAAAAGAAAGTAGGTTCTTTATTTTTACGAATACCACTTGATGATATGTTGATTGGTCTATTACTACCCGTGCAACAGTTTTATAGTGGAGAATATAACAAACGCAAAAAAGTACACAACAATAAGGTATACAAAGGTTCTAGGGAAAAGATTAACTATGGCACTTAATACATTTATTTCTAGACTAACTCAAGAGAGTTATCAGAGACAGAATAAGTATAGAATTTCCATCAGTACTCCTTGGGGTGGCTTGGGATACCAGATGACTTTGTTTGCCGAAACAGTAGAAATACCAGGACAGACAATTATTAGTAGTCCTGATGATCTACGTTACGGGCCCCCAAGAGAACAGGCAACAGCGATGAGTTATGGACCCACAAATATAACTTTCATATGTACCCCAGGAATGCCGGAACGAGAGTTTTTTACAGATTGGCAGGCTAAGACTATTAATAAACTTAGTTGGGAAGCATATTATTATCAAGAATATGCACAGCGCTGTAGTATATTTGTTTGGGCTTTAGATGCTCAAGAAAGAGAGAAGTATGGGGTAGCATTATATGAAGTGTTTCCCAAAACAATAAGTGGCCAAAGCTTTAGTGCCGGTAGTAATGATTCATATCAAACATTAGATGTAGAATTTGCATTTAGATATTGGAAAGAACAGAGAGCACGAAATTTTTAATTGAAACTATATTAGGAGAATGATAATATAATGAGTTTACCAGTAATTAATACACCAACCTATGAGTTGGAAGTTCCTTCTACAAAGGAACCGTTAAAGTACAGACCTTTTTTGGTCAAAGAGGAAAAGATTCTATTGATGGCAATGGAAGAAGATGATACGAAACATATGGTGAATGCTGTCCGGACGATAGTAGACAACTGTACGTTTAAGACTCTTAAAGTCAACAAGATGCCTATGTTTGATTTGGAGTATGTGTTTCTTAACATACGAGCCAAATCTGTAGGTGAGGTTGCATCTGTAAAGGTGCTTTGTGATGATGATAAGGAAACGTATGCAGATGTTGATATACCCCTAGACGATATCAAAGTTAAATTTCAGAAAGGTCATACTAACATTATAAAGTTGACTAAAGACATTGCGATTGAAATGTCATACCCAACATTTGAAATGCTTGATTCATTTGACACAGAGAGTACAAAAGAAATATTTGATTTGATGGGTAAGTGTATAGAACGTATTATAGATGGTGAAACTATCCATGAACGAGCAGATTTTAATAAGAAAGAATTAACAGATTTTCTTGATAGTTTGAATACTAAACAATTTGGTGAAATGCAAAAGTTCTTTGAGACTATGCCTAAGTTGAGTTATGACTTAGAGTTTATTAATCCAAGTACCAAGAAAAAGAACAAGAAAACATTGGAGGGCCTCAACAGTTTTTTCGTGTAGCTCTTTCTCACGATAGTTTAGAGCATCATATAAAATTGAACTTTGGGTTAATGCAACACCACAAGTATGGGTATGAAGACTTGATGAATATGTTGCCCTGGGAGAGATCCATATATGCTGCACTCCTAGTTCAGTGGTTGAAAGACGAGGAAGAGCGACATAAAGCGGAAGCTAGGAAATAATAATGGCAGGCACAGATAAAGTAACAGTTATAGAGACTCGCAAAGAGTATGAGTTAGCGGTAGATGACATTGTACCAGCAACGGGACAAGATGAACCCACATGGTACAACAAGACATCAGGCATCATGGACACGTTTAGGTTAATCCCTAGACTCATTATGGTGGCTTACATCTATGCGTTTTATTCATCTACTACATGGTTCATGGCTCTAGAAGCTCCTACCAATGCACAAGCAGCATTCATATCAACGATAGTTGGTGCCGGTGCAGCGTTCTTTGGACTGTATGTTGGTAAATCTGGAACACCACTACCTAAAGGTAAGAGATAAATGGCAGCAGAAGAATCCAGTGTTAAACGCCTTGCGGCAGTTACTGAAAAACTTAAAAAGATTGAGGCCGACCGAGCTTGGAATTTGTCTACGGAAGGTAAGGCAGCCAATAAGAGACTCAAAGAATTACAACAACGTATCAAGAAAGAAGATAAACTTCTTGATAAACAGGCTGCCGCTGCTGACAAAGAGCAAGATTATAAAGATAAATCAGAAGACCGAGCTGCGGAGTTAGCGAGACTTGAAGATCAAATTCGGGAAAATAGATCAGCTGCCGCAAAAAAAGACAGAAAGGAAGAGGCCAAGTTTCAGAAGAAAGAGGCAAAACTACAAGAGAAGTTGCAGAATGAGCAACGGAACTTCAGCAAAGAATTTTATGATAGTATATTTGGCACCTATAGTCTCATTGGTTCTCTTAAAGATATGTTCCCCAAACCTGTGCAGATACTTGCCGGTTGGGGTTTTGATAAGATAAAGAAAGGAATAAGCTCCGGCGTTAAGGGTATAGGTAAGTTAGCAAAGGGTGGTTTTAATGCCATGATGGGTCGTAAACCAGATGGCGATGCATCACCCGAAGTTAAGGCTGCTGCTGAAGATGTGGCACCAGCAGATGCTGCTGTACCAAAAAGAAAAAGTGGTGGCATCCAGGGTTGGATGCAAATGTTGGGTAATAAAGGCGGCAAAGAAGGAGAAGGTGATGCAGCAGACGTTGTTGAAGAAGTGATTCCCCTGGCTGGTATTGCTGGTGATGCAGGTGATTCTATGGAAGAATTGAAAAAACAAACAGCTTTATTGAAGATAATTGCGGATGAGGGTGATGATGAACCCGATGCATCAAAATCTGGTGAGTCTATATTAGAAAGTGGTGGCGACAAAGGTAGTGGTAAGGGTAGTAAGTTAGGTGGTAAATTTGGTAAGATGCTGGGACCACTATTCAAAGCATTCAAATCTATTTGGAAGATGGTAAAGGTATTCTTGAAATGGAAAACTGTTGTTATTGTAGCCATTCTTGCACTGGTAGGTTGGTTGACGGTAAAATTCTGGGAACCGATTAAGAAGGCATTTATTGCAGTAGTAGATTGGTTTAAAGGTTTATGGGCGTGGGCCAGTGATGCAATCTCTGGTGCATGGACAGGTCTACAAGAATTTATCCAAGGCGTGTGGGATAGTGTTACTGGTTGGTTTACAAAATTGTGGGCATGGGGTGAGAAAACTGGTGCAGCTATATCAGCCGGGTGGACAAGTCTCAAAGCTAAAGTAAAAGAAGCGTGGGATGCTATTGTTACTTGGTTCACCGATAAATGGTCATGGGCCAAAGATGTTGCCGTCGGTACATGGACATCTCTTAAAGATAAGGTGCAGGAAGCATGGGACGGTATAACTACATGGTTTAAAGAGAAATGGTCATGGGCCAAAGATGTTGCCGTCGGTACATGGACTAGTGTGAAGGACAAAGTTCAAGGTGTATATGACAGTACTACCACATGGTTTAGTGATAAGTGGAAATGGGCTTCAGATGTGGCAGTGGGTACATGGACTGGTGTGAAAGATTTTATAAAGGGAAAGTGGGATGCTATAGTAGGATGGTTCACAGGATTATGGAAGTGGGGTGTTGAGGCTGGTAAAACGCCAGGTGGTGAAGCATGGTCACTTACTACTATGATAGATAAAGTATTTACTTCTGTTAAAGACTGGGCGATCAGTATATTTTCCTGGGCTACAGGGCCAGTCAAACCAGAAGATAGTTGGATAAAGAAAACAATAAATGGTGTTATCACTAAAGTTAAAACGTGGGCCTTGAGTCTGTTTGCATGGGCTGAAGAACCTGGCGAAAGTTGGATCAGCACCACCGTTAAAAATGTGATAAAAACAGTTAAGAGTTGGGTGACAGGGTTATTCACATGGGTTTCCACCGCTGGAAAGGTAGAGGGTGAAGAATGGTCACTAAGCACTATGGTAAAGGCGGTGTTCAAGAAAGCACAAGATTGGGTAATAGGTTTATTCAAATGGGGCCAGAAAGCAGGCCAGATAGATGGTAAAGAGTGGTCACTTGTGGCTCTGATAACGAAAGCTGTTGATTCAATTTTTGTGTGGTTTAAAGAAATTTTTGATATAGATTGGGGCGGTATGATGGATAGTTTAATACCTGATTGGGCTCAGAATCTGTTTGGTGGTGATGATGATGATAAACCAGAAGTGGATGCAAACACTAGCAAGCGACCAAAAAGAAAACGT